CACACCAACAATGATTATCTGACCGGCATTGTAATAAAACCTTATTATTATCATCAAAAACAAATGCACCTGATGAAACAAGAATAATTTTTGTATGCTTTACCAATTTTCGTATCATTTTAATATAGTCCATAATTATTATCTCCTATAGTATACCCTTTGGCAAAAAGAAAGCGTATCCCCCTCTGCCGTAAAAATCTTATTGTCTATTCTACACGCGTGTGCCGTAAAAAAATCTTCCAAGCAATGGCTTGAAAGACTTGAATTTACTGGTCGGAACGGCGGGATTCGAACCCACGACCTCTACCACCCCAAGGTGCAGTTAAAAAGTAACGAAAATCCTTTATTCATAAGGCTTCAAGGCACATTTTAACTTAAAACAAGCACGGTTTTATAAGCTAATTTAAGACTTTATAGGCACTTTTAAGCATCTAAGGTGCAGTTGTAGGTGCAGTAAATTTCTATAAATAATAGCATGGGAGAAGTTATTCCTCTCGCACTCTCGCACTCTCGCACTCTTGCCGTCTAACGATTTAAAAGTGCAAAAAACAGGATTCACTAGCCCTAACAAGGCAGTAAAATCAGCACTTTATTTCTTGTAAACCTCCCAAAAACACATAATAAAACCTATTTTTTTATAGACTATTGCACACCTGCTGCACATCTATTATTTTACTGTATGCTCACTACTATTTACTAGATTATCTGTTTTCTTTTTTGAACAAAGCAAGACCTTACTCATATACAAGTGGCGCTGTAAAAGTAGTTGAAGAAAAACAGTAATGGCACAAATTTTAACTTAATCTTACATATGGACTATTTAGAATTAATCCGTAAATATCCATTTGTGGAATATTGGTTTTCCTTTTTTCTACCAAATAATCAATATAAGATTTATATTTTGTATTTTGTAAGAGCCCTAATATTTCTTGCGCAAATTCGGTATATTTTTCTTCTATTTCCTTTTCATTTAAAAACGGTGTTTTAGACCTTTGATAATTTAGGATATATTTTATATTTGTTTTAAATTTTTCCGAGCTAATTGTTTTATCAAGAAAATTTTCACTATAATTAATATACTTGTTTTGTCTCAACCTTTGACGTAAATCATTAAATATTGATTCATTAAAAGGCAATTCTATACATTGTCTACTTCTGTTAGTAAATCTCATTTGATTTATTGTATTTAAAGGTGTCATTAATTTCTCATATTTTTTAATACAACTTATGCATCTATACTTATTTAAAATTGCAAATACTATATTTTCTAAAAAAATAAACTCATCAACTTCACAGACGATGCTCTTTTTATTGGATTCAAAAGCTCTAGCTTTAAGAATTTTGCAATATTTCCCATCTATTTTATCTATAAAAACCTCAACAGCTTTGTGATTTAGTATATGCTTTTTCACGTCTTTTTTATTTAGCAACAAGCACTTTTGTCTAGGTGGCAATTTGTTTGTTACTATTACATCATCATGTATAATATCATTTTCTATATCAGCTATTTTAAAAAATAAATCTTTATCACATAAATCTTTAAATTTAAATGTAATTTCCTTTCCATCCAATAAATAATAATTGTTAAATTTAATTTTTTTCAATGTAGGTCCGTATATTTTTTTTATTTCCGTATCTTTATATCTATAATATCGGGCAAATTGAAACAATATAAATATCATATCTATCTTAGCTAACTTTTTAGTATCTATTACTTTATCTATTATTTTTTTTATAACATTTTCAATAGAGTTCTCTATCATTTTATAAAAGCGGTTTACATATCTCTTTTGTAATAAATTTCTGCTCATTTGTAAAACAACATCTGATGTATCTGCAAAAAAATTTGCATCAAACTTAAAATAAAGAAAAATTTCCCTATTTATAAATGCCCCCACTTCATTAAATACAGGCACATTTTTATAAAAAATATCATTTGAATATTTATACGATGAAAGATCTTCTGCATCTCCGTAAGTATTATGCTCATTTGCGTTTAACTGAATCAACAAAGATATTAAACACATATTTTCTTCATTAAACACATCAGTTTTAATAATGTTACAACCATTATCATTTAATTCTATGTTCTCAGATAGCATTTTATTAAGAATAGTTTTATATTCTAATATAAGATCATCGCATATATATAATTTCACCGGAAAATAATCATACCTTTGCTTCTGATAATTTCTATAATCACCCACTCTATTTTTGCTATCAATATTATAATATAACATTTTAATTGTATCTAAAATTAATTCTTCTATTGTTTTAGTCTTATAATAATAATCCGAACGATAAATCATATCATATCTATCAAAATTTTTACGATCTATTTCAAATTTTATTTGTGTTCCTTGTAAAAAATCCCCTTCGTATTTTTCAATAGTTATATAGCCTTTTTCTTTCCCAAGGCTTTCAAAACTTATCTGTTTTGTTTCTTCATTTTCACATTTAGTAATAATTTGAAATCTATCTGTTAACTGAAAAACAGACTGTATGCCTAAGCCAAACGCTCCTGATGGTTTAAACCAATTCGGTATATTTTCTAACAAATTCTTTTTTTTATTTGTTTTCTCATTAGTAACAGATGCCATAAATTTTATATCATCTAAAGAAATTCCAATACCATAATCTCTTATATTAACTTCAATACTTCCATTTTTATTACGATTAATATGGCCCTCAATTAAAAAATCATCAAAATCTATATTTTTAATATATTCTTTTAAATCATATTTTTTCTTATTTTTTTTATAACTTTCTATCACTCTAAAGAGAGTAGCATCAATAGAATTTTGTATTATTTCCCTAATACAAACGAACTTATTATTATATATACTACTGCCACGCAATAATTCAAAAATTCTTTGATTTGATATACTATATTTTAATTCAGCTAATTCTAGCCACTTTTTATTTCCATTTATGTAAAGTTCACTTTTTTTAATATGTGGTGCTATCCCATAATTACAGGGTGCTATAGAAGACCAATTGATAGATAAAAAATCACATGTTTTTTTAATCCATTCTACCCATTCTCTTATTATTCTATATACATCTATCTTTTCTGAATCAGAGACTATCTCTATTCCTGACGGTTCTACAAGAAACTGCCGAATAGATTTGTGTTTTTCTCTATGTAATTCCGAATCATTTGGCATAGGTGACACCGCTCGTATTAATTTACTATTAAATCTATCAGTATCTAAATCCAACAAATCTCCCAGGCATAACATCGCTGCAATAAATCGCGGGTGTATATAATCATCAAACATTCCATTACTTTTATATGGGAGGTTCATTATTTTTTCTATATCATTCTGATGCATTTCACATATGTTAGCTAAAAGTTCAGTAAATCTAAGACCTATATTATATAAATCATCCCCATTTTTAATCGTATTGGCACTTCTTGTAGCATGATTACGTCTATAAAGGTCTTCAATAATTATAACTATATCTTCATATAATTTAATTGGATCATTTTTATATGTTTTATTATCTTGTTCAGAATTGCAAAAAGCTAATATTCTTTTTGCAGCATCAGCCAAATCATTATCTGATTTACTTACATCAATAAGATGTTGCTTAAATTCTTCTGACTGAAAATCTTTATTAATATCTTTAAATTTTAAAGACATTCCAATATCATGCATATAAAATGCCAATAACATAAGAAAAATATCTGAAAAAGATAATTTTTTTATTCTTTCTTCTCCTAAAAGCCTTTCCACTTGAACACATATTGTATTTGAATGTGTCGCATTATGCAAACTAAAATGGGGAAAATATATACTTATATTATTCAACGTATCAGTAATGTTTTTTTTCATTACCTTCCACATACTATATGTATCTAGCAACTCATTATTTTCTTGCGCCAATTCTTTTAATCTGTTTTCTAATAACATGTTTTATCCTCCATTTATTTATACTAGTTATCTAAACAAATAAAAACGTCCTCACCAGGCTGATTACATTAAAAAAAATTGCGAATAGCTATCTGTTACAATATTAAATATCATATTATAGACATTATTAAATTTTCTACAAAAATTATAAAAACCCTCTATATAAAAACAAAAAGCCCTAGCATTAATACACACCTATGCTAGAGCTTTTGTCGTCATTCCGCCCAAATATAACCGATCAGTACAGCTATTATATCTTCCCATATATTTTTTGCATTTTTTTACCACTCGGCAACATTATACATTACAGAACCACCTTTTAAGTCTTTCCCCTTAAAGTGTGCAAGTGCTTCCACGCGTCCTTGTTCATAACCAATAGTCTCGTAGGTAATGCTATCAGCTACAGTCACACCTGCTTTGATTCTATGATCTTTTCGCAAATCGATCTTATACACATCAACCTTCTGCTGATCTGCGGGTAAAGTGTTACCTGCAGAATCTTTTTCAATTGGTGTTACTACGGTTCTATCCGTCTTTTCCAAGGCTGCGGGTGGCAAAGTTGGATCATTAGATGCAATTTGTTTTTCAACGATAGTTGCAGCTTTCTCGACCGATGGAGCAGTCACGTAATAGTTAGCGATTGGCTGCGTTTTTCCGGTTTGAACCTTATCAAGTGCCGACTGTAATAGCTTAGCATTCTGTTCAGAAATATCGAGCTTATTCTGCAAGGCGTTGGTATTATCAAGCAAATCCTGCGGGATCGCAACTGGCTGCTGTTCTTCGTTGACCGCCGTCGCATGATTCTTGCCTATAAAATAGGCTACACCAAATAAAATAAGAAAAGTGCCGATGATCAGCGGCACTTTATATTTTTGCACATATTCTTTTATCTTTTGCATATTAGATCACTCCTAAAATTCTGCCTGCAATCAAGGCTAACAGGACGATTTCAGTACCTTTAACTATATCAGCACCATGTTCTTGCACGAAAGTCTGCTCAACTTCTTTTACTTCGGTGATGGCTCCATCCGCCGTAGCAGCAAGCTCTTTTTCGGCATTTTCAATTTTTGTCTGCAAGTTTTTGATTTCTTCCGCGAAGAGATCCGCTCCGGCAGTCTTGAGCTGTTCGCTAGCTGCCTTCATTTTTTCAATGTCCTGTTTAATTTGTTCGTTCATTTTGATTCCTCCATTTTTATTTGATAATCTGTAATCCCTCGAGCAATTGCCCGTGCAAAATCATCTGCCCGATCTCTGAGCAATACCGCATCGTCATCCTGATCGATAAATGCCATTTCGACGAGCACTGCCGGCATATCTGTATTACGCAAGACAGACAAATTCGGACGATCTTTAATACCACGGTCAATCGTGCCAAGAGACCCGACAATCTGCTGCTGTATAGCTTCAGCTAAAATCTCTGATGCATCGCCATGGCGGTATACCTCAACCTCCGTTCCCTGTGCTGATTGATTAGCTGCATTGCAATGTAAGCTAACAAATATATCAGCTTGCCAACTGTTTGCCGTTTCACAGACACAAGGATATTCTGGTGATTCCCCATTCAGATTATCTGACTGCAGGATCTCAACCGTACAGCCGATGGTTTCAAGATAGTCCTTCACCAAAGTTCCAACATTTAGAGCAATATCACATTCCTGCAAACCAAGATTACTGTTTACAGCTCCCGAATCGATGCTTGGCGCATGTCCAGGATTTAAAAATACTTTCATTTTTCATTACCTCCGTCGTACGGATTATCTCCGTCGTTACTATTTTTCCAACTGTCCATAACATATTTCATCATTGCCAATACACCAGCACCCCCTAAGGTTGTGAATCCATCCCAACAACTCCTTAAATCAAATTTGGTACCATAAAGAGCGTTCGCCCAATAGCCAACGCTCCAAAATAAAAAGAGCAGCAAAAACGCTGCAACGATTCCTTCTATTAAGTATTTTTGTATCTTTTTCAATTGTGCATCGCCTCCCTTTCCAGATCCTCAATGCGATGATTGGCCACTTTAAGCTGTTCTTCCAAAATCCCCAATCGTTTGTCAATATCATGCTGATTTTCTTGCATTTTATCGACTACTTTTTTCAACTCAACGATTGTGGACTGCAATGTTTCTATGGCTGTAGATAAAGGATTAATAATCCCTTGCTTAATCGCCCACCCAATAATACCGCTTCCCAGTCCCATAACAGTCACAAAAATTGCAACGAATTGTACAATAGATTCCATGCTTTCACCTCGCTAAAAATTTACATAAAAACAGCGCCTGCAGTTACAGACGCTTTCTTTATTATTCTGCTCTTTTTTCTTTGTTTTTTACAAGATAAACACATACCCTTTACGCTTTGAAACGACCTTTCTTTTTCGCATAGGCATAAGTGTTTTCCCTACATAAGCCTGACGAATTGTTTTCCTACGCGCAGGTAAAATTCTTTCCAATGCATAGGCTTCTTTTTCTTTTTTCCTTTCAACCGTTTCAATCGTTTTTATAACATAAGCCGCTTTTTTCCCATCCCGCATTGCTGGTATATTATCGGGTAAGCGGTTGGCAAATTTGCTTTTATCGCGAACAGAACTTTTAATAGCTTCAGCCTTATAACTTTTTCTTGTCCCTACCCGTTTTGTCAGAAAGATGTCCGCTACACTTTTCCCTGTTCGGTTTACATTTCGATTCAAATAAGATATATCGTTGCATATATGCGCCTTTCTATATTCTTTTCGAGAAACTAAGGCAAGCTTTGGCATAGTTTCTTTTGCAGATAAAACTGCTAGATCTTCCGTATCAGCAAAAGCCAAACAGTACAAATACCGATAACCAGCACCCGAATAACCAATTAAACGATATGATGAATACGGTAAAACCTGTTCAAATCTCAAACAATCCAGCTTTGTAGACCTGACATTATCATCATATAAAACGACCCAGTTTTTACCGTTATATCCTTCAACCCTAACAAATAAAGTAGAATCTCGAATAAACGTAATGTAATTGATTGGCGGTATCTTATCAAAATCAATTTTTATATAACCTTCGGCTATTCCCAATGCGCCATTCCAAAGACAAGGCATAAGCCCCGTTATAGAACTATTATCAAAAAGATTAGCAAAACTGCCATTCATGTAAGACCCCGACATTTTATACATATAGGAAAGACCTTTATAAGAAAAGCTGCCTTCTGATCCTGTGATTCCAATCGGAAATAATGACATCATACATCACTCTATTCTTACTAAAATTCCCCTTGAAGGAAAAGAACTGTTACCTGAAGTATGTGTTATTACACAATGATATTTTTCGTTTTCTGTCACCATGGTATCTCCTGAAACAAGATTAGAGCCTGTATAAGCACAATTTTTAATTCCATCCAATATTCCACGGAAAGATTCTACTGCAGAGCCATAATAAATCGGTGCTATCATATATTTCTCTGCAACATTAGGATCAATTGGTGGCAATACGGTATAAGCAGTTAACACATACGGTTGTTGTACCGATGGCATTCCATCAGATGCATTGTTTACATAAAGCCCGGATACTGCCGGGGCCTGTATGGATGTTGCCACAATCAAACCACGTGCATCCGAATCCTGAACATATTTTGTATCAGTCTCTCCCATATAGATTACAACTGGCAAAAATGTAGTTGCTGATGGAAACTCAAGAACCAAAATTAGTTTACTTGCATCTGCATAAATGTAATATGTGAGCACCGTATCTTTTCCTAACGCAATATTGGCATTTGCTACTGGTGCAATAAATAGATTGTTCCATGCAATAGCTGGACGCCCAAAGGTTCCGGCTACCTCGACTAAAGCCGTCCCGTTTACATCATAAACCTCATCGATACTAAATGATTGATCTGCACCCACAGATAAAAGCACTGTTATCCCATTGCCCAGAAGAATTTCTGCTGTTGTACCGGCTTGTGTAATCAATGTTTCAGAACTGTAGTTACCAGCTCCAACTGCAGTTTTATAGCCTACTCCAGCTAAGCCTCCTACAGCTGTAGGAGCTGTGCTAATTTTGAGATGGTATAGCGCATCCACAGTTCCTGTAAATACACTTCCATCTTTTGCCTTTACAGTTCCGGTTGATCCTTTTTGCGTAGAGTTGACGATACTGATGCCCGCAGCCTTACCACCGGCACCCGGAATATATGTATCCTGTAATCGATACGACATTGCACAAAAATCTGTGGAAACAATCGAATTCGCTGCTGCATTATTGGTATCACGCAAATTTAGCAATAAGTTTTTATTTCCAGTATTTCCTTTGGATGATAATACAACAAAATCTGTAGCTGCCTTGGAAGAAATATCTTTCCATCCATTTTCTTTTAGTTTATCCAACATGATTTTGTAGAGGTCGCCTTTTTTACAGGTTCCTTTTGAAAAAATATAGTCCATTAAAATCTCTCCTTTTATTTTATGTTAATTGTAATTGTTAATCCTGTATCATTTTCTAAAGCTCCTACACGTAAAACATCACCTTCATTCACCGTAGTATTTTGTGTTAAGTTCTGAAACTTTTTATAGCGACTACCTTTAGGTAAAACAAAAGAAGCACCGTTGATCGGTGTCCAAGTACCTGTTTGTGCTGTAAAATCAGCAGCCGGCATTTTCAAAAGGCTAATTGATAAATCTAAATTTTGTGGTGTTGCAAGTAAAATCGTCACAAAATCAACAAGTCCACTATACGGATAAACTGTATTTAAATCACTGCCAACAAAAATGACGGCATGAGATGAATCACCCGTACCAAATCCTTTCAATACCCATCCGACGCCACCGTCAAGTACTTTATCGCCGATACCATACCCAATCGGTTCACTCTGTGCCGATTTCCCTGCTGATTCACACACAAAAAAGCCCCAGCTTGGACAAGCTGAGGTTCGAACAATATCTTGTTTTTTATATTCAGTATTCGGATTCCACATTTCGAAATGTGCTTTTGTTTTCGCATGCGCTCTTGGTAAAGCATTATCGTCAATTGCTTGTAATGCTTCATTAAAGTGTTTTCTAAGTAATGGCTTGTCACCTGAAATCAACGGTATCTTTAAATTACTTGTGGTTTCCATCACTGCACCATCCTTTCTATAATTTTCTGGCCATCCCATTCGTAATATTCGATACCACCATCGACTGCATAGGTTCCAAACACGAAACCCGACTGCATAGCGTAAAGGTCATAGATACCTTTTCCTGCAATCCGCATAATCTTTCCTTCCGGCAGGGTAATTACAGGCATATCTTTATATAGAATCTTTCGTGTTGTTTCTGGCACAACAATACCATCATCAAGACCGTTCTTTATAAGTTCCAGTCCTTCGGTCTCCGTTTGTACAGATGCAATTCCCTGTGGGATAACCCATTGGAATGTTCGCACTTGTGGTTGATAGGAAAGCAGACCGTCTTGCCGGGCATAGATTTCAATCCTCGTTTTATCCGTGAGATTCGTAAAATCTTTGCAGTATTGCTCCCATAATATTGTTATCGGTGAAGTTGCAAATACATAGTTTTTCGATTCACCGTCAGTGCTTACCTTGGCAATATAATCTGTACCATCGACTGCAAAATCCTGCTTTGTCCAGTATTCAGCCGTATCATCCTGTGACACTGCGCCGAAGCTCTGGCGATTATTTCGCGATACAAAAGATATGCTCAAATCCCCTGCCAGCTTATCCGTATGCACAACATCCACCTGCAGGTGAGCACTCATCCGAATATGCCCCGGAACACTTGGCAACGCTGGTCGGTGCTTCGTAGTAAGCTCTTTTACCTTTGTAACATCAAAGTCTTCTGTGTGATTAACCGTGGCCGTTGTAATATTATACTGTTCGGTCACAGCATTTCCTGCGATACATACCGGTCCGCCAGTCGTGACATTAGCATAATTTCCGGCACGCACAAAGAATATATTTGCCTGTGCGCTGTGCTTTGCGGGTACCGTATCAAATACGCCCCGTAGCAATCCTTTTACATACCAGTGTCCATTCGGCAACTGCAGCAACGTGCTATAGGCAATAATTTCATCATCAACTATAAGCAACCGACTGCCTTTTCTTGCAACAGCGATATCAGCAATATTACTGCTTTCCAGCTTGTCTATACCGCCTAAATCAGCTAGTTCAAAACCTGTAACGTCTTCAACATCACCGAACTCGTCCAGATCATAAACCAAACGACCTGCAGGTGTCCATTTCGACAAACTATTCGTGCTGCCGAAACTTTCACCATCCGGCTGCCGCCAAACAGTCCAACTCTGCGTTTTACTATCCGGGCAGGCTGCAAAGGCTGCCACATAACTATCTTTGCTTTGACAGATCTCATAAGGCAGTTCTATATATTTAAAATCCTGTACGCCTGCCGGATACGCATCTTCCGGTTTCCATTCGGTACTGCCGGAAAAGCCAAATTCTGTCTTACTCAGACCAAATACATCTTCAATCGTTTCAAGTTTTACGGTACCGTTCTCAAATTCCCCCAGGTCTATATCGGTCACTCGCAGGATCATATTCTTGATACCATAGGGTTCCCAATTCAGGACAACCACATCTCCCATACGCAATTTATAGAGTTGACGATTTCCTTCAATACTTACGGTTGCTAATGGATATCCCTGCGCATGCTGCTCGCGCTTTGCAGCCCACAATGCATTTTCTGCTGTAGTGAAATAGGTATATTGATACGTTTTCGGTGTCTGCACCCCTGAATTGATTTCCATGTTGGCTGGATCTACCGCAGGGACCGAGCCTTCCTCGTATAAATTCTTGCGTTCCGTATAAACAGCCGATATTTTGGATACTGTTTGTGACCAGTCCAAACGTGTAAATTCAATCTTACTGCAGTTACTGGTATCCAATCGTAAGCATTCCTCAATCTTATAATCATCCCGAATGAGTTTGAATGTAAGTTTGCCAGTTTCCGTGTCCAGGTACTTTACGGCATTGACATGCTCGCAGATATTATCTGAAAGTGTTTGTGCTTTCGTTGTGCTCGTAATAGGTATCGTGAGTCCGATGCCCTCAGATGCCAGAGTCTTTCCCATCCTGATGAGAGAATCCGTATTCAATAATTCTGCTGGCTCTGATAATCCCCAATCTTGATTCGTATGAACCTCATATAAGAGCTCTGCCGGATTTGCATCTTCGCCCACCTGTCCAAGTCCAAGAGTATCCGGACAGTTCTGTACTTCAACCCAAGTATCCGGAATAGTCGCCTGCTTGCCAACATAAGCCGTTGGGACAACGATACTTACAAAAGGCCGATAGGCTGTTGTAAGACCGCGCAGTTCTTCCTGCACACTGTCTTTACTCATCTGTGCAACCATCCATGAGTCCATTCCCTGTTGTTTTCCACCAAGATACACCCGGATATCACCGATGAAACCACCATTCTCATCACAGCCTCCGAAAAGATTTTCATTGTCGACAGGAATAACAAAAGGTGCGGTCTGGTGATTGTCTCTTTTCTCATCACCTTCCCACACCTTTTTTTCGTTCATATAGATTGCACGAATCCGCATATTCTTTCCGGACCAGGCAACTAAGAACTGATACCCCAGATAGTATTTAAAACCCTTTTGGATTGTTGTTTTCAAGTTTCGGCCATTAATGAGCCAGGAGAGTAACCACATAAAAAGCGCATTGATCATCTGCCCGACTGCCATATCCTTGCCAAAAATAGTCACTGTTACAGGTCCGCCATGCGTAGAAGTTCCCTTCCCCTCACCTTTTGTTGTTGCCGGGGCTGCTATATACTCTGCAATAAGCGAAAACACCAATGGCCATGCCGAGAAATTGGCATGTGCTGCATACGCTTCGGTATAGGCCCTGCTGGAAAAGTCCCCGAAATAACTTACGATTGGAGCTTTTACCAGACCGCGCCCTAAGATAACCGGTATCGGACTGCCGATTTTCGTCTGACTGCTGCTCACATTCAGGCTTTCCGGATCTGAGCTTTCATCTGAACTGTTGGACCCCTTGTTGAGCAGCATCATAGCAAAGGAAGTCAGCCCCCATCCAATATATTTATCAAGTCCCATGGTTATTTCACCTCATAAGCTAATAGTTCCCACAAATCCATCTGTATCGCGCTGGATAACCAGACTGTCAATCCAATAGGCGCCCTGTCCGGTAGGATTCTTTGTGGAATCAGTTGGCGCTACATACGGAACGCCAGAAAAATTAATTGTATTATGGTACCGCAGTGCACACGTTTTAAATAGTGTATCGCAACCGGGTAAAACTTTTATGGTATTGCGCGGCGTATCGATAAACGGATATTTTACGGTAATGCACTCGCCCTTATGCGCTGCAATCATGCGTACGCTGTCATTATAGTAAATGCGTCCACCAGTGAGATAGCCATCGGCAAACGAAGCAAACTGTGCCGAATAAATCATAAGGCCATCGACTTTATCAATAAAAGCCTCTACTTCATAATCGCTGCGCTGTAAACCGCAGTTATGATCAAAGACAACATGATTGCAATAATACTGATTCATCCCATTCGGCAGTTCTTTGTTCAGCCAGTTTTCCATCGTGGCCGTAAGTTCGCATTCCGAATCTGCCAGATGAGCCTGTCCAATACGAGCATAGAGGTCTATATCGAAACGCGTCGTGTCCGGTTCATGAAGGCGATAAACCATACAAATCACCGGAGTTTCCGGTGGTGGTCCTTGAAATAGCTTTGCAATTGGATTATCTTTACTCACCTTAATGACAGCACTTTCAATGCTGCCGGAGCTGCCCGGCTTTATAGTTCCACGGGAAATGACCTCTGCATAATATTTTTCTGTGCGCATGGTTTTGCCGTTTTCGACAATCTGCAGCTCAATATCTTCAGCTGCACTCGTATACAGATACTGCATATCTCCATGCACAAATTTATAGCATTCGATGGGTATCCCATCCTGTTGCGAGCTTTCATATTTATCAATATTGCTGTCTGCCATTAGGCATCCACCTCCTGAAATCCAATTTGCATGGTGGCAATCTCGTTTGTCTCATAATTAGTGATTAGATCATCACTTGAAAAGCGGTACCGACAGAAAAATGATATAAGCCGCACCCGCGCTTTACGGATATCGTGCGTAAGTGGGCTGTCCAGATAGATTTTCCCATAGGTACCCGTGTCATCCAATGAATAGCCGGCTATTTTTACAATCTCACAAGTACCATCATAATAGAATACAACAATGGTTTTTCTCCTCGAGGATTTCTGATAATATTTCCAAAATCCTGTGAAGTTCGCCAGCAGATAAATCCGAGCTGCAGGCTGATCACCCTGCAGCTCAATATCATTAAGCCATGTTGGTGCCCAGAAAGACTGCCATTGTCCTTTTCTGCGCATGAAAAAGCGCTGCATATTATAGATTTCTGCTCGACTAAATGCCACAAAGTCTGCAGTACTGGATTCGGTCGGATTATATGATTTCAAATCAAATCGAAATACACCGGTATTGTAATCCAGTCGGTTTGCATTGCGGGTAAATTTTGCGCTTATATCTTCCTCCCACTGTGAATAGAACCGCCATACTTCACTGCCCATATAAGACGTTGGTAATCCTCCAATAAGCCTTGATTTGTATGGTAGGGACTCATCGTGGTATTCATCCCAGGCCGTCGGGAAATCCGGTGCATTTTGGTTCTGTATCAGTTCCAAATTTATGGTCATTTCACTGCTATTAGCATGAATATTGGTGAAGCTGTCATCCTGCTGCAGAATTCCATAAGCCACAGGCAAAACCACGCTTCCCCGACACCAGTCTGTTTTTAGTTGTTTGGCCAATCCCAGCACACCATTGCCTGTCAGATACTTGAGGTCATATTTTGCACCACCCGCCTTATCACCAAGCCAAAGCTCTACGGCTCCAATATTTCGAAAGGGCCAAATAGCGTCCGTAGAAATTTGAATGCTCGCCTGACCTTTATATTGTTTTTCCCGGAACCGCCAGCCTGCGTGCCACAAAGGAAACTGTATAAGCTGTGTCTGTGCGCTATAAATGAGCATCCGGAGATACTGGCTTTGCCAGGACTCCATACCTGTATAGTCGTAAGCCAAATATCGGCGGGCTTCGTTTCGAAGTGCCATTCGCTGTTCAGTTCCGTCCCACGCAGTATGGATCTGCGTGAGATAAGATATTTTTTCAGTTATTTTTTCTGCCATAACTCACGCTCCCCAATTTGGCGATAAGTCGAATATTGTATCGTCCAGCTCAAAAGTCGTGCTATGCTGTAACCATTGAAACATCTGCCAGAGCATCCATGGCTCATAACATTGTTTATCAGCTTTAAGCATTGATGCCGTCAGCAGTGATACCATGAGGTATTTGCCGACAGCAAGCACCATCGCTGACCTTACTGCCTTATCCGATGTACCTACAATATCGGCCGCTCCTGATAGCAGATTTTGTGGCCAAACACCATCAGTGGCTAAATTACGTATTTTCGCTGTGATGACCATTCGTAAATCTTCGACCGCGCTATAAGTTTGTGTGGATAGTGTACCTGAAGTATCATCAACCGATGCAAGCCAGCCACGCAACTGCAAAAACAGTGCATGATAGGCAGCGGATACGTATCGATCGAACTCACCCCATAAAATATTGTTTTCAACAGATTTTCTTACCTTTTCCTCTTTCTCCGCCAACAGAAAGGGTTCCATGAAAGCACCGCCATCCAAAAGATACACAAATTGATGGCTTTCA